GGTATCCCCCCCGTGGAGAATCTTTTGAAGAAATGGTATAACTTACACATTATGAGTTACTAGTACAGATGTATTAGATGTCGTGTTGGGTAGGAATACCCTTCACGACTCACATTGATATATTTGTAAAATAGACTCAGATGGCTCTTGTTGCATCTTTTAAAGACTAATCTATTTTATGGACACCCGTATACCCCGGGCGAAATGAGGTGTTACTAAGAAGACAACTTAGGTTATTAATTATTAAATACGTCGAACAATTTTATGTGCGTCTGCTCAAGACGATAAACTAGAGCACTTAAATTATAAAACATAAAAATTAAAGAAATGTGGACACATTTGTTGTGTCGCGTAGAAGCTACCACTACTATAAAACGTGGCAGCCACTTCTAACTACTGATCACTCGTAAAAGAAGCAAAACTAGATCGAGAGAACTAAGCTGTAATTAACAGCCTTTTGGGATTGCCTATATGGCCTGCTAACCCTCGAATTAGCGAAATAAGAAGAAGGTAAACTAAAGACCCCCTCCTGAAACAGGGGCATTTCAATATGAAATTTTCTTCTGGTGTTCTGAAATCTGTGGAAAGTAAGATCCCACCTCGTGGTGAGAATAAAAACCAATTGTTTGCTACCTCTATTGAGGATAGTTCTTGTGCTACCTTTACAGCATCACAGGACGTGATTCCAACGAAAATGGATTTTAGTAATGATAAAGAAAAGAAAATGCTCTATGAAGCTTTGATTGATTTTAGTTCTATTGAACCAGAAGGTGCTCTTGACTTTAAGTCAGAGTTCATTTCTGGTCTTTTTGGCACCAGGAATATGGTGCATTTTGCGTCGTTTTTGACGGCGTTAAAAACCTCAACCACATGGACGAACACATGTGCCATTATTTCTATGTATTTGGCGCACGTTCTTCCTGAAGACGTTGCTGATAGAATTATCGATATGATTTCTCAGCAAACTATTTTTCCTGAAGATTCCGATTCGTCGGAACTTGATGGAGAAGAAGATGTTGGTAAGCTTATGTCCTTTTGGAATAAAGCCAAATCAATGTCGAATGTTTATAGCAAGTTTAAGAATACTTTGCTTTTTAAACGTCTTCGTGACGCTATTTCTATTTGCGTCGTTTGTGGTATCGTAGACAATTCGTCTGCGACTATCACTACCAAGGCTCTTGAGATATTCAATGTCAAAATGAATCTTAAGATGCCCAATATTGGTGATATGATAGACCTTGTTTTTAAGACAGTTATCTATTTTGCCGAAGCCGGTTATATGTTATTTACCGGCCGCGGTATGGAGCTGTTTGAACCAATGGATATTATGTCCGCCTACCAAAAAGCCATTGAACTTTGGCCTATTTGTAGGAATGGGAACCTAATGCGTACTCATGGTATGCACTCCAGAGATTATGGAGTGCACTTGGATAAAACTATTAAGATGTTGAAATCCGCCATTAATGACGTTATTGGTCCTGAAAAGACTTTGTATATGCGTATGATCACTGAATTAACGCGTATCAAGTCTGATTATTTACAGTTTAAGACTGACGGTAAATTGAGACAAGCTCCTTTGCTTATTGGCATTCAAGGAGATTCCTCAGTTGCTAAGTCCACACTCACTCAGATTTTTATGATCTCAGCCCTGAAAGCTATGGGCCGTCCGAGTGAAAGTGAGCGTATTCGCGTGTATAACGCTAAAGATAAGTACGACTCATGGGCTGATGGACTTGTTGAAGGTCTGATCTGTGATGACATTGGAGCTTTGTCTCTTGAGTATTCGGATACTAATCCGAGTGAGTTTATAATTCACATCAAGAACAATGCTCCTATGACTGCCACTAAGGCAGATGTTGATGAAAAGGGTAAGATACCCATTGATGTTTCGTGTGTTATATGCACATTGAATTCCTTTGCTGAAATTCAGAAGGGAGCTTCCTGTGTGGAAGCCGTCATGAGGCGTTTTGATATTATTCTACGCCCTTTTTGCAAGCCTGAATTCCGAGACAAGATTGAGGTCAATGCTTTTAGTCACGCTAAAGCCATAGCTGCTTATGCTGATAGCACTGATGTTATGAATTGTTGGGATTTCCAGATTGTTGAACCTGTACTCGTAAGAAAGAGTCGCACTTCAACTAATTATGGATATACCCGTACGGACTACGAGTTAGAGTTGCAAAATTTTGCTGAATCTGATCTCGTTACTACCTCTACTAAGGTCGAATATAAATTAAAAGACTTTGGTGTTAATGGAAAGTCCCTTGATACTTATGCTTGCATCAATTATATTACAAGCCGTGCTGTTGCACACAGGCGCGTTCAAGAACATGTCGTGAATTTTAACGATAAGCTTCATGAACAAATTAAGTTGTGTGAAACATGCAAATGTCTCCATGGTACCTGTTCTCATACAGGACCATTCTGTGAATTGACACCTGAGGGTGTTAGTACATTTGATTGGAGCAAGTTGGCTGAAAAATTTAGTAAAGATAAACTTCTAGATTACACTGCTAATTTAGCAGAATCATTCTTCCAGGGTGAGACTACTAGTTGGTTTTGTGATTATTTCTTTCGCAAACGTATTCTAGAAGGAGTGAACGAGATTAAAGGCGAATATATCCAGTATTGGACTACTTTCTTTGCCTTGCTCTTGATTCCTCTGTATTTTTGTTTTAATATTATCACGTTTTTAGTGACTCTTTATGCTATTTTTGTTGCGTTTAGAGATTTTTGTAAATTAATGCGTGAAGCTCGAAATAAAGTTTATGATAATATTTTGTCGGACGTTAGATCTTATGATTTCCATCATATTTGGGATTTGGTCCGTAGTAAACGTGTTCAGCAAGCTGGTGCTATTTGCATTGCAGCTGTTGGATTGTATAAAGTCTACGGTTTCTATAAGAGCTTGGGGCTCAGCGATGAGTCAGCTCTTAGTCCTGATAACGAGGAAGAGGCGAACAATCGATTGGCTGCGGAAAATCCGTGGGCTAAGAACGATGTTCAGTCACTACCCGTTGTGATTAAGTCCAACAATATGACTTCAGCTCAACTACAAAGTGTTGTGGCGAAGTCCCTTGTTTATGTTACATGGGCTCAAGACGGGATCCGTCATGAAACAAATGCCTATTTTATTAAATCGAATTATTTGCTAGTACCATGGCACCTGATTGCTAAGTGCCAAGGTAAGAGTTTTGATATGTCATTTATCAGAGGTAACTCTGAGAACGTGAACTTCAAATTCAACTCTATGTGTAATTTCGCTTTTGCTGAAAGGATTAAGGATACAGATTTTGGTGTTGTTCAAATACAGAATGCACCTTCATTTGTTGATTCTACGCAGTACTTGCTTCCATCCCCTGTAAATGCTAAGGGTGGTTATATTAAGGAGTTGATTCGAGGTCCTGATGGATCTCTTACAATCGATCAATACCGTGTTAAACCAAGCATGGTTTCCAACAACGCAGAGGGTCCAAGAACTCCTATGTTCTTAGGATCTTTGCATCAGACTACAGTGAAAACTTTTAGTGGTCGGTGCATGTCTGTTTTGTTTGTTGATGATAGAAAACCGTTTATCTTCGGATTCCACCTCGGTGGGGATAAGAAGACAACTGGTGTTGCTGGATGCTTGTTTGCAGAGTCTGTGAATAAAGCAATTGCGTCATTGACGAATGTGTTGCCTGAAGCCAATGCTGGAACCTTTCCCACAAGTGTTTGTGGGATAAAGGTCTTTGAGTCAGCACGTGTTCATCCTAAGTGTCCAACGAATTTTATGGACAAAGGAGAAAATAATAATGTTGAGGTCTATGGGACCTCCCCAGGCAGGGCCACTTATTCTTCGGATGTGGTTCCTACCATAGTTTCTCCTTTCATTGAGCAAGTCATGGGAGTCCCCAACAAATGGGGTCCTCCTAAGATGAAACTTAATACTAAGATGCACCGTGATGCACTTTGCACAATTGCCAACTCGGCACACGGTTTCTGCCCTAAAGCAATAGCTTGGGCGATTGATGATTATACAAACGATATGATCACGGAATTCAAACGCACTAATAGGCCTATTAGGCCTCTCACTCATTATGAGTGTGTGAATGGTGTTCCTGGTCTTCGTTTTGTCAATGCGATGATGAAATCTTCTGCTATTGGTTACCCGCGGACGGGTACTAAGAGCAAGTATTTCACTGAGCTTCCTCCTACTGAGCTTTATACGAATCCAGTTGAAGTTGACGCTGTCACTCAAGCTGAGATCGATCGCCTTGTTGAATGTTATAAACAAGGTGAGCGCGCATACCCTATAGCGCGTACTGCTTTGAAAGATGAGGTATTACCTCTCGAAAAGGAGAAAGTTCGTTTATTTTATGTTCTGAACACAGCTCAACAGTATCTTATTAGGAAGTATTTCCTGATGATTTTTGCTGCTATGTCTACCCATCCTATTTCTTCTGGATGTGCTGTAGGCATTAATCGCTGTGGTTTAGAATGGGAAGAACTTATTCAACATATCACTAGTTTTGGTGAAAACCAGATTTTTGCTGGTGATTATTCTAAGTTTGATTTACGCATTCCCTCGCAAATTATTCGTGCTGCTTTTGCAGTTTATGAGAAGGTTGCGAAGGAGTTTGGTTATTCTGATGAAGATATTCAGATAATGCGCGGAATATGCGCTGATACCTCAAATCCTGCGATGAGCTGGAATGGTACCTTGATGGTGCTATGGGCTCTTCATATCTCAGGAAGTTCTGGTACTGTTTATAACGGTACCGTAGGTAGCCAAATTATGTTGCGGTGTCATTACTATGAGCAATTTGTTGAAAAGTATCATGTATTTGATACCCTTCCCCCATTTAGAAGATATACTGCTCTCATGGGTTATGGTGACGATCTGATAGGTGGAGTCTCTAAGAAGATTTCCAAATATTTTAATCACCTCACTTATGCAGAGTTTCTTTCTAGGCATGGAATGATTTTTACTATGCCAGACAAGACTTCTGAACCCACTCCACTTATGAGTTTAGATGAAGTAGATTTTCTCAAATGCCATACCAGGTATGAACCTGCTCTTGGTCACAAACTATCTTATTTAGCAGAGTCTTCAATTATGAAGTCATTGCACTGCGTCCTCAAGAATGATTTATCTCGAGAGGAAGCTGCTGCACTGAATATTGATAATGCTATCCGTGAGTTCTTTTATCACGGTAGGGAAGTTTATGAGCTGAGAGTATCACAACTTGCAGAAGTTGCGAGGCTTGCAGGAATTGAGAAGAGATGTACCTTATTAGATAGGACATTTGATTATTGGTTAGAAAATTGGAAATTAAATTATTTACCCAATTATAGAAATCCTGAAGTCGTGAGTGATGAAATTGAGATCAATGATATTTTCTCTTTTGTTGCTCCAGAGTGTGGTGAGTCAGTTGAATTTGATACTGTCGCCCACTATAGCTTCTGTAACGGTTCAAATAGTTACTTCTGGTGGGAGCCAATCTTGTTGATTGTCAACCTATTGAGCGTTATGTTTTTCATGCTCTGGTTGATCCCTCAAAATAGGTATTATCTACCAGTCTGGGATAAGCGTTGGGTTTTCTTAATAGCTTATTCCTCCTTACTTGGAGAAGGGACACTTTTCCGTGCCTTCGTATCATGGGTTTCATTACCTATGTTATTGAATATTGGAATATTTTTCCGTAGCATGATGGAGTTTCTCTTTGAATATTGGAATTGATGTTTGCCATAAAAATGCATCCGGGCCGGTTGTCGCTGTCCCGATAATGTACAACGACATGTTACATATTGATTACTCAAATTATTTGTGGTTTGCACATCCCACTTGTGATTTGTGCTTGTGTAATGTTAGGTGGACCCTCGTGTCCTGGTCACCATGCCAGTGCTTGCCTAGTACAAAATATGTCCCCTGACTTGGATTAATGATGTAAAATCCCTGTAAAGTATAATAGCACATTACAAACGTTTATAAAAATAATAATAATAGTGTAGATTTAGATATGAATTATCAACGTGGTGCCAATGAGAACGATGAACCGATCGTCTCTTTTAATAATGCAGATAATGCTTGGCACTCCCACGTCATCACAGAGCGAGACGATACGTACGATGTGTCGTATCGCCCTGATGGTGATTTGGAGCGGTTTTTGTCTCGTCCAGTAAAGATTGCTTCCTACGAATGGAATGTAGGAGGTTCCTTGGATGAGTCTTTTGATCCATGGTCATTATTTCTCCAGAACGCTAACGTTAAGCGTCGTCTGGAGAATTACTGGCTATTGCGGGGAGATTTGGAGATATCCATCTTGATCAACGGAAATAGTTTCTTTTATGGTCGAGCGATAGCTTCATATGAACCCCTGCCGGATTTTCGGCCTTTCGAGGCTACCACAATAGAAATGGAACTTGCATTAATGCAAGCTAGTCAGAGACCTCACGTGTTTTTGGACCCGTGTACCTCAACTGGTGGCACTTTGTGTGTTCCGTATTTCTGGCCTAAGAACTGGATTAATTTACCCTTCGCTGATTATAAGAAGCTGGGTCGAGTTGATCTTATTAGTTTTGGGCTTTTGAGGCAAGCTAACGATGCGCTCGGTGTAGTGCGTATCTCTGTGTTTGCTAAAATGAATAATGTCAAATTGACAATTCCTACGGTCAATCCTGTCGATTCTATTTCGCCAGAATCTAGCTCTAAGCCAGTTTCAAAGCGAGGGAGTCAGGACTCAAAGAAGGCTGATGAGTATGGAGATGGAATTATTTCTATGCCTGCCTCCATTCTTGCTAAGGCTGCGGGTGCGATTACAAAGGCTCCAATTATTGGCAAATATGCCATGGCGTCTCAAATCGCACTCGAAGGAGTCGCAAACATCGCCAGACTCTTCGGCTACTCGCGACCCCCCATCGTAGCGAATATTCAGCCTGCTAGACAGATCACGTCTGGCTTTATGGCATATACAAATCTTGATGAAGAAGTTGCAAAATTGTCGTTAGATGCAAAGCAAGAATTGAGTATAGATCCTTCGACTGTTGGGTTGTCTGGTGTAGATCAGATGACTTTATCACATGTATTGCAGAAGGAGTCATATCTCACTTCATTTGAGTGGAGTAGAGCAGATGATGAAGAGGATCGTTTATTTCAAATTAATGTATCTCCTTTACTGTTCTCCACTTTTGGTGTTTGGCCTGGAACTGGCGGGAAAGCTGTTCTTACGCCTTTATGCCATGCATCACAAATGTTTACTCATTGGCGTGGAAGTATTGTATTTCGATTCCAGCTAGTTGCGTCGGCTTTTCACAAAGGACGCATTCGAGTAACATATGATCCTTATTCTACTGGATTATTTACTTCGAGTGAGTATAACATTGCTTATAACGATGTCATTGATTTGGCAGAGAGAAAAGATTTTGAAATCACCGTCAGGTGGGCTCAAGATACAGGTTGGAAGCGTGTTGCACATGTACGTAATTATGTACAGGATCAAGTGCACAACGCATCTACTTTATTTCCTATTGCTGATAGAACAAATGGAATGTTGCAAGTTAGTGTGGTTAACGAACTTACTGTACCAAACGTGCTTGTTAATGCTCCTGTTCGTGTCAACGTATTTGCTAGAGCTGGAGATGATTTTGAACTCGCTAACCCTAGTGAAGGTGGTTTGACAAACATGACGTATAACCCTTACATTACTCCAGAAGGAGATATGGTTGAGGGTGATCCAAAAGAGGATGAGATTGAACCAGAATCTGCTTCTAACGAGGAGACTGCTACTGGTATGTCTTCGGATTTGGACAATGCTCCTACTCAAGTTGAAGAGGTGCCTTCTATTGGTGGAACTCCAATATTACCTACTGACAATACGTTATATGTCAATATGGGTGAGAAGGTTGCTTCTTTGCGCCAACTCATGAAGCGATATGTTTGGCATGATATTATTAAGATTGCCAATACTAGCTCTGGAACTTGGATTATGGAGGAGAATAAAATTTTGAACTTTCCAGCACTTTATGGAAGTGTTCCTGAAGCTCGTCTTCCTGTAACCGGATATAAGTGTAACAGGACACACACCACGTATTTAAATTGGGTTGTTCCTTGTTATGCTGGTTATAGAGGAGGTATTCGCCGGAAAGCGCAATACGTCGGTATTAGTGACAGAGTCTCGTGTATGGTGAACAGAAACGAGAGTTCTATCACTGGTGACGAACAAACAAAGAACAAAATTGATTTGTCTAGTTTGACTGGATCGGAAACTCAGGAAGCTAACTATCAATTCCCGAGTGGACGTGGAGGTGCTTTTTCTAGCGATGCGATTATCGCTCCTACTCTTGAATATGAGTTACCTTTCTATTCAGAGTATAGGTTTGCACACTCTCAAACACTGGACAATTCTAAAGTTTTGACTCGTACACCAAATGGCTTCAATCACGATTTGATGGTCATCTCTCAAGGTCTTGGAACGGATCCAGGCTTTTATCGCACAGCTGTTGCAGCAGCTGAGGATTTTTCTTGCTTCTGGTATTTAAATACGCCTGTGACGTATTGCTATGATTTGCCAGCAGCTTAGGTACACAATCTTTCTAAGTGTACCTGTTGTATATTAATTGTATAATAATTTAAATGTTGTGAGGAAACACAACATGAAAGAACAAATAAAACCCATGGGCGGTCCATGGGTGCTAGAATTTATTCTAGTGGTCTATATGACCTCGCCGCTTTAAGATACTGTTATCAGTTTTCATATAAGTTTTGCGAGGTCATTTAGACTTCGTAAATCTTATGGATTTTTGTTGATCGCAGTTTTCTGAAGCGACGGAC